ACCTAACTTCCGTATGTCACAAGTGCGCTCAACCCATTCACCGCCGGAGAAGATCAAATCATTAAAGAACACCCAGTCATACTCACCCAATCCTTCAGCTATTTTCCTTAAATGACCGTCGCCCCAGTAATCGTCAATGTCAAGGTAAGCAATAAATTCACCTTTTGCAAGCTCAATCCCTTTGTTTCGTGGCGCGCCGTCCCATAGTGGAGCTTTATCAATCTTCACAGCCTCAACTCTCTCATCTGTGAATTGCTTCATTATCTCCATTGTCAGATCGCACCCATCAGCAATGACCTTCAGTTCAAAGTCAGTGTAAGTCTGATCCAATACAGACTGAACAGCACGGACAAGTTTTTCATCACGACGGGAGGCCGCACCCGGATATTGGCCTAAGAACGAGGGAATAACACAGGTAAATTTCATTCTTCAGGCTCATTAAATTGAACAACCGGCTCTTTTGGTTTGGCTCCATCCATCTTTGCAATGTACTCTTCCGTCTTAGCTTTCACCCTCTCGGAGATGTATTCTTTTGCCATGTCATAAATCCATTGCTTTTCTTCGATCTCCAGTTCATTGAAGATCGATTCAAGATTTGCCCACAGGACAGCGTTATACTTAGTCGTCAGCCCCTGTGATATCAACAGTCGGACATTTTCTTCGCTGTAGCCCCGGAACGGATTGTAATCATTTTTTATCCTGATGACCTTCAGTTCTTCGGGCCGGTCAGCGTACAGGAGTTCGTTAATGTCATCCTCTATTTTCGCAATGGTCGATGTTGAGGCTCCGGCATCTTTTGCCTGTTTCAATTCAAGCATCAACTCGGTCTGTGATTTAAATTTAAAATCCTCCGGATACTGGTGTTGAAGAATTATCCCGTCCCCCATGTCAACAAACGTTGCGATATCTTCAACCACAAACTCCCATGTAGTCGAAAGCGACTGAGCAAACGGTCGCAGGGTGTCGTTAATATTGTCCTCTGTTATCCGCACTTCTGTTGCTGTTGAACTCAGTTCGTTCCGGGTCATCAGCTCTTTGTTGAACATCATCAGGAACACCGAAGCCCGGAGATTCTGAACATACTGCTCCTGAAATTCAAGTAACTCAATCGGAGGTGATTTATAAACAAGCAGCTTTTCGAGGTCAATCATCTCAACAGGATCGCGCGGCAAGTCCAAAGTGACAACGTCCATTGTCGATGAATGAATCGGTTCTTTCCCCGTTCCGCCGCAGGTTCCACAAGCCTTGCCATCTAACAACGTTCTTGCTCCGTGACATTCAGGACAGGGATTGACATAGCGGAACCTCTGAGGGAAAGCCGTCATAGCCGTCGAAAGATCAAGCTCTGAGTCGATTTTGAGTGTCTTACTCAGGTAAGGAATCACATCATGAAACGCTGATATAAACGTCCGACCCTGAGTCTCGCCGTCAGGCTTATAGCCAAATCGCCGTGCCGGGACCTTCTTTCCTTTCGGTTTAAAAAATTCGACAAGATAGTATTTACCTGCTATCTCAACCCCACCCGGAAGGTCTGAGGTAATATCTATAGTTGGTTTATCTTCGACCTCAGTAAACTGGATTGTATCCTCACCCAGATAAATAGTGTACTTAAACCCTTCTTTAGGTTTGCCCTCTTTGTCAATCCATGAAATCGGAAGCCGGACAACCAGGTACTGAAGGATATTGTTTTTGAACTCGAACATTATAGCTTGCTCCGATGTAGCGATAAACGGATAAGGCTTTGCTTTCTCAACCTTTGGATCAAACGCGTCAAACTCAGTGATCAGAAAAGCGTTTGGATCAATATAGTTGTAATCCACATAAGCATATTCCAGAAACTTTTCAAGCGATCCGTCACCCCAGTAAGTGCTTATGCGATCCTCGACTAACTTCAGGTTCTCTTCAGGCTTTTCAATATCCCAGTCAATCACCCTGACCTTCGGCTTCTTTCTTACGGCCTTCTGAAATGGCAGCTTTGTAGATGCGAGTGTCGGAGGGATGATTGAGTTCGTCAGCCTTTTGCGTTGTTCAAACTCTTCTTCTGATTCGCGGGTAACAATTCTTTCCAATAGGTCGCTTATGCCGTCACCCGTGACCATTTTGTAATACTTATCCGCTAATTCACAGACACGCTTGTAATCTTTGTGTCTGACACCCCCGGCAATAATTCGCCTGAGTTCCTGAAATCCTTCGAGTTTATTCATTTGTAATAGTTATTATATACTTCAACTATCAGATAATCAAGCGTATCGGAACAATGCCCGTATTTCTGATACTTATCACCTGTTTCTTTGTCGGTTACAATATGCTTGTCTTTTGCTCCGTTAATGTCCTGTTTGACGTACATCATATCCGCAATCATCAATTTACAACTCTCATCAATGACTATCTTTATCGGTAATTTCTCTTCAAATATACGATTTATAAAGTCACGACGTTTTGTCACTGAAGGATTTTGACGTGCCATTCGTGCTGAAGTCTTATTTAAGAACCTCCTTAGTTTAAACTCAATGATCTCGTAATGATGTTTAAACTCTTTATTCATTGTTGAACGTGCCTTGCCTGAAGCATCACCATAATAGTAAATTGTTGACTGATGATGTGCATAACGCATTAAAATTTCATCGCATACCTCTTCGGTTGAGTTCCGGGGGTTCTGCAGGGCGATCTCATCAATGCAATACGAATACCAGACCTCACCTTTTCGTTCAAACTGCCATATAGAACACGAGTTATAAGGCACTGAGTTCTGGTCAAAAGAAATATGCAAAGGCTTTGTTTTGTCGTATTCACATTTACCAACGTGTTTCAGCCGGTCAAATGAAGAATAGAATTCTCCCCCGACAAGCGTAAAAGGATTTGCATATATCAATGCCCGGCCCCGTTCCTCGGTATTGTTTGCAAGTATGTTATTGATATAATTCTCCCCGACGTTGTGAACGTTATGCCAAGTTGAAGAGATACACACAAACTTGTCATCTATCCGCTTGTAAAAGAAATCCGTTTTACTGTAAATCTTCGACGTGATTTCGTCAAGGTATTCTTCGAGTTTGAACCAGGTGTTTATCCAGTCAACCTTTGCCGGTGATGTAGCAATGAACAAAGGATTATATTGCTGCTCCGGTGTTCCCTTATCTGACAATTCACCGTCAACAAGAAACATCCCTTTTTGCCTGATACGTGCAATGATTATCTCTTTAACATCTGATTCGTCCGTATCCTTTGTTTCATCCAATACAGCCCAACCAAATTCTTTTCCTTCGTGTGATGCTGCCCGTTCAAGTGAACCGATAAAAATAACACATCCATTGATAAAAGAGATGATCCCATAATAGTCATCAAAGTTATGACCTTCGACATTAAAGTGTGACGGCGGTTTCTTCCCTACAACATAGTGACCTTCAGGATGCGATTCTTTATCATATTCGACGATTCCGATTGACTTCCAGTATTCACGAATGCGAAATAAAGTTGACTGAACGAGCTGTAAATATGTGTTCGCCCCCACAAAGCCCCGGACCTTTGGAAACTTTCTGATAAGCTGATAGGTCTTTATTCCAAGTAAATGAGTTTTTCCCGATCCAACGCCTGAGAGAAATAAATTAATCGGAGCCGTTGACTGCAATATGCTTTTTTGTGGGGCTGATACAACTTGCTCTATCATTTGATGATTATATCAGGCAATTGAGCAACATTGACCTTTAATTCTGTTTTGACCGGAGCATCAAAACCCAGCATCTTTGAAATGCTGTCGAGAGCTTTCTGTTTGTCGAACAGTTTTATCCTGATGTATTCAACCTGAATCGGTTCTTTCTCTTTTGAATCAGGATTATATTGATATTCGTACCTGATCTTTGTATCAATTTCAGCAATGGATGACTTTTGGTCGTCAGTAAGTTCGTCAAACTCTTTTCTTTGAATCCATGTATTATGAAGATCACTTATAGAAGAAAAGGCGAGTTTCTTGTGTTCATTCAAAACCCTCAATCTGCTAACACCCGCTGTTTCAGCAAGATTGTCCTGCAATTCCTTAATTCGAGCCTGAATGTTCACTTTTGTTAACAGAGTTGAAGCAATAGAACGGGCTGTATTTTCTGAATATCCTGATCTTATCGCGGCCTGAGTTCCATTAAAGTCAATGCAATATTCATAACAGAATCTTTCCTGTTTATCGTTTAAAGGCAGTAATTCTTCGCTATTTTCTTCTTCAGTCATTTCTTCTTATCTTTTCATACTGCAAAGTTAATAATTACAAAGTCATTTCCCTTATGCATATAAAGGACGTATTATCTACATTTATAAATCCTTTCTTAAAAAATAGTTTTATGAATGACATTGCTTTTTTATGAAACCTTTTATCATTATAAAATAAAGTCATTGTCTTACATATATCCTCAAGGCCATCACATAAAAACTCTGAAATTAATAATTGTAATTCTTCAAACTTTGGGAAATTATTAGAAAGTTCTTTTATTTTTTTGATTAACTGGATTCTCCTCCTATATTTCTCTAATTCAGTAGCATTTACAAAAAACTCTATTAGTTTCCCATGATAATCTTTATTATATTTTCTCTCATCTAACGCTAATTTATTAATTTGGAAATTTGAATACAGTTCTTTCTCTTCTGATTTCTTAAATTTTTTAATAGTTATATTCCTACCAATAGTCACATTACCTCCAAGCACCAAATTATAAACATTAATTTGTCCTATATACGCCTCATCAACTAAATAGGCTTCATATGATAATGCCTCATCCCTTGATTTAAATTTTCTAATTATTTCCTTTTTAAATTTATCTCTCCCATGCTTTCGTATTGCGTGTCTTAAATAAGTGCCACTGCCGATATAATCATCCGCTAAATTATTAGTCGAATGTACGCCTATATATTCCATCCCATTTAAAAGATTAATGGTTCTATAAACGTAATGATGTTTTTTATCAATATCACTAATCAGCTTATTCATGCAATATCCGGTTCACTGAATCCATAACTCACTGCTCCCAAATGTCCGACAATCATCAACTTCTCTGCTATCGTTGTCACTTCATCTTTAAACGCAAAGATTTCGAATGAACTGCATTCGCAAATCATCATCTCGGTTTCTTCAAACTTATCTTCCATACTGCAAAGTTACAAATTATATCAATTGACTGTCAAAATCATAAT